GTAGCAATAGTAGTTACAACGTCCATTAGTCCTCCTTTAAAGACTCCTTGGATAAAGTGTCAATTTTCTCTTCGATGTCACAGATCTTGCTGGCAGTCTTATTATCATTACGCTTTAAGTGGTCAATATGCTCCATAATCCTGGCCTGGCTTAAGCTGATAGAATCTACCCTTGCCCTGATCATATCAACCGCCTCACCGATATTGCTGGTACCATGATTGGTCTTTATGTCCTTTTGCATTTTGGTGAGCTTAGCCACCGTGATAGCACTGTAGGCACCCACCAGGGCAACCAGCACTGGCGATAAAGCGTTAAAGACAGCTGCCAGCAAATCCATTTATTAGTCCTCTTTCTTCATCGTGTCTCTAGTGCCTGGCACACCCTCCTTCTCTGCTACGGCTGCAGTCAGGTCGTACAGAGTTCGGCTACCGCCTTGCTCCCAGCCACCTGGCTGACCAAGCTGCCGTAGGATGCGGATTTGGTTCTTCTCAATTCGGTCTAGCTGCTGTTTAAGCTCCTTGGACATGGGTTCCTCCTTGGTTGTTTGGTTGTCCTTGGTTGGGGTCGCTGCTGGAGAACCTGGTCGGTAAAACATCGCCTTAAGCTCTGTGGCAGTGCCCTTGAACGCATTGATGTCTACGGACTTGAAGCCAGCCACGTTGCCATTGCTGCCAAACTGCAGAATGTCCGGCTTACGGTCTCCTAGAGGGTAGCTCCAACCTTTATGGTTGTCACCACCGTCCGTATCATACAACACGTAAGGGATGCCACTGGCATTTCGGCCGTAGTTGGAAACCCACAAGTTGCCTAGGCCCTTCATAGAAGGCTCGCCACCTGGCATCTTTTCCCAGTACCAGGCTCCGGAGTAGATTCCGGGAACGTGGTAGCCCCGGCTTTCAAGATCCTTCTTAGCTTGCCACACGTCGTCCTTAGTGAGGAGCTTTACCCCTGACGGGGACACAGATTCTACATCAATCCACACGCCTAAGTCGCGCCTGCCAGCCATCTGCTGGTCAATCACGTCGACCTGCTGTTTGATGGTGCTGCCTTCGCTCGGTGCGCGAAGGTACCAATAGGTGCTTACAATCATGCCGTTTTTCTCTGCATCCGCCAGATGAGACCGAAACACCTTGTCCTTGTAGGTGCCGTCACACAAGCGGATGATTACAAACTCCAGGCCCTCAGCCTTAGCCAGTGCTAAGCTGAGACCGTTCTGATGTTCTGAAATATCAATACCAAACATAGCAGTACTTTCTCTTTGATGTCTTTCAGGCCACTTAGCCCCCTGCAGGGCTTTATGGGGGTCCAGGATGTTGGAACCAGCCACTCGGTTAGCATGAGCTACCCAGGACAGTTTATGGATCTCCAGGTGCAAGTGTGGGGCCACACCGCCGTTGGTGGCGCTGTTAGGGTCAATGCGCCCAATACGCTGCCCCTCACGCACCTGTTGGCCCACTTTAACCTCTGGGATAATGTGGCCATATACCGACTCCCATCCGCCTACACTGGCAGGGTGGTCAATACGGATCCACCTACCGAAGCCTTGAGCGGGTCCCGCTGCAAGCACTTTACCTGATTTTACGGCATAGATAGGAGCGCCACCTGCGCCGCCTACCACACCGTAGTCTGTTCCCCAGTGGAATGCACCCCACCGGGGTCCAAAACCACTGGTCACTACGAAGCCCTTACGGACTGGCATCGTTACCATAAGCACACCTCCTTTTAGATCTTGTCCCAGCCAAGAGGATATTCCTCTGGTGACCAGGCATTATTGTCAATGGTTGAAACATAGTTGTTGCCTTTATAGGATACCTTAGCCTCCTTGGAGTACGTGTCATGAGACCCAGTTGGATGCACGAACGGCTTGTACTCAGGAGCTGCCACACCGCCCTCCCCTTCGCCCTCCTTTCCGTCTCCCTCACTACCATCCGGCTCGGGTGTGGCAGTGCCTTCCTCCGCCGAAATTTCCTCGTCTGGCGTCTCCACCTCCTCAGTAGGCAGCTGCCTAATTAGCTCGGTTGCTTGATCAAACAGTTTTGACATGGTTAAACTCCTTATATTGTTAACTTACAGAACCGGGTACACCCTGCATATGATGTAGTCCCATCCTTCAAAGTTGTGGGAATCAGTAGAAGAGTTTCCGGTGAATGCAGGGGATCCATCAGCGTCCATGCCATTAGACTCATTAAGCTTTCCTGAGCCATCTGCCCACATCATCCTTACGAGGCTCTGTTCTTTGATTCTAACGTCAGCTTCTACATAGCCTTTCCACCCTTTTGCAACTCTTACCACGAATTTTCCGTCGGGAGCACTAGAGCCTACATGCCAACTCAGAAGCACCCATGGAGTACTGATGCTCTTAATGCCGGCATTACGGTGCATAAAGACAACTTTAGTTCGCATGTACTCAATATCCTTGATTCGAGCTTGGTTGTCCTGAATCTGCTTGTCCTGCATGCTATCAATAGTCTTTTGGCTAACCTGGTGAGGAACCAAATCCATGTCCTTGATGTAAACAGTGCCAGCTGGTCCGTTAGGGTGTGCTCCGTAGATATTTGCGATCCTAACGAACTTTGTTCCAGGGCGGAGCTTTACTACGGACTTATATGTGGTGATTGCACCATACACCTTAAAGTTAGACACAAGGTAGTTTCTGTCAGTCTGTCGAACAACACCATTGCTATCAGGGGACTCCACGTAGTCTGGGTTATTCAGACCACCAGACAGCACTGCGTGGTTATTATTATCGTCCCTGAGCTCAACAAACAGCACGCACCTTTGTGGGCTATACAAGGTGATGGTGAACTCGTACTCCATATCGTCATTGACTGCAGAGTAGTTGTCATGCACAGGGCCTCTGGTAGAAGAGAACGTATAGTACGTTTCTCCGTTATACACATAAGTACCCTCAGCACTATCAGTCCAAGCAGGCTTAGTCTTTCCTGGAGACAGTGGCAGCACACTGGTACCTATCTGAGTAAACACCTTGGCCTCAACACGGTCAGCCTTAATGGTGCCAGCTTTGATATGGTCAGAGGTGATCTGTCCAGACTTGATGTGCTTTGCCTCTACTGCACCTGCATCGATCTTGCCTGCAGTGACCGCGTTAGCTGCCAGTTTGTTTGTATCAATAGCACCGTCCTTAATGAGAACGCCACCCGTCATCTTCATCAGATGCAGGCTCCTCATAGACATGTCCTTTGTATTGGTAGCACCTTGGCCATGATTCATGTTAAGGTAAAGCTGAACTTCAACATCCTTAGGAGAAGTAAACTCTACGGTATACGGGGCCCAGCTAGTAGTCACCTTGATGTTGAACATCGGGAAATCTGTTGAAATGGCTCCCTTCTCAACCGAGTAGTTGGCATTGTTGGAAACGTCCTTAAAAAAGGCGAAAAATGAAGCCCCTGCCACATCAGCCCTAGCCTCTAAGCTTATACGGTATTGCTCCCCTTTCTCCAGAGAAATGGTCTGTAAAACAGGGGTGTCAGATCCTGCTCCAGTTTGAGAAATAGTGTCAGCCCTTATCTTAAAGTTCTTATAAGGACCTTCCTTAATCAGCAAAGGGTTGTTTGCCGAGTTCGCAATAGACGGTAGCAGGTTAGTTGAAGAGATAACAAGAGATTCTGACACGATGCTCTTAGCTGCCAGCCCGTTAGTCCACAACTTGTCGATTGTGGCATCGTCTGCTAGCAGGTGATCTGCCTTAACTGCATCAGCCTTAAGGGCATCAGCTGTCACGGAATTGGCAGCCAGCTGTTTTGCTGTAATGGCATTAGCCTTTACCTTGTCAGTGGTGATAGCGCCATCCTCAATTAGAGTGGTGCCAGCCATCGGAGTTAAGCGGATGTCCTTAATAACTACACTACCATAAGATTCACTAGATTCAACAAAGAACCCAAGAGTAAAGTAGCCACCGGGGGCCATGTCAAGGTGGCTAAAGTTCAGTACGATACTATTGTCCTTGTAACGGTACGAGGCATCGTCTTGGTCAGAAGGGTACCGGACAAACGTACCAACCTTAGAAACGACCACAACTCCGCCATCATTCTTGTAACGAACGTACACAGAGAACTTGGAAATATCGCTATTACCTCCAAAACGAATGTGGGCGGTAAGCAGGTAATTAGTACCAGGGGTGTGCCGCATAGATGCGTCACGTTGGCCTTCTGGCTGAAGGTAAGCTCCATGTTGCTTTCCATTGGCTACCAGGGTAAGGTAACCTGGCCCGGTACCTACACCCTCAGTTGAAACGTTCCAGCTAGGGTCTTCGAAATTAGGGTCAGGAAACATGTTACCGGGGGATACCGTCAATCGAGACGCTGTAATTGTCTTAGCTGACAGTCCGTCAGCCCATAGCTTGTCAATAACTGCTTCATTCATCTTGGCAGACGTGGCCACCGACAGCTTGTTAACATCTAAGGAAGCAATGACATCAGACTCGATTTTGTTGGACTTCCAAGAGGAACCATCCCACGTCCACTGAGCAATAACGTTGCCTTTACCGTCCACGCGCCACCATACGTCGCCTGCAGTAGTGCCGTTCTTGGTCGGTGATGTGGCAGTGGAGGTGTTAATAGTGTTCTTGCCATTGGCTGATTCCAACGCCTTTACAGCTACTTGGTAGCTGGTAACCAGCGTGACATCAGTCCAGGAGAAAGTGCCAGTGGAGAACTCTACCTTATCTGAGCGGTACAAGTTGTAGCCAGATCGGTAACCTGGCTCTGTCTTTTGCCACCCTTCTGGATCCGCTGACGTTGGTTTCTTAGGGGTCTTAGTTGCAAGGCTAAAGTACGGAGTAACGGACACTAAGGAGACTCCTCGGCTACCCCTGGCACCTGTAGCACCCCTGGCACCTGTTTCACCAATCTTAGCCACACTGTATGACGTCTTGGAGGTGCCGTCAGTGTACTGCCACACCACCCGCGTCCATACGTAGTCCCCTGCCTTGGCTGCAGGTACCTCGTATAACCAGCCACCAGTAGGCTTCTCAGTGCCACTGCTGCCTACTTGGTACGTAACAGTGGTACTGGCAACACCTGTGCCGTCTTTACCAGCCGAACCAACTTTACCGTCCTTACCGGACTTACCGTCAGCTCCTTGCGGACCGGTAACTGGATACGGCTCCTTAATTGTCACATCACCGTTACCGAATATATGCTTTTCACGTCGCCAAAGGTAGTCCCCTGCGCTTACTGCAGGCTGGTCAGCAACCCATGCTCCGGTAGGGGCCTTAGTGTAAGAGCTGCCAGCTTGGTACTCGTAGGTAATCTCTACAACGTTCTTGTCCCCGACAGCTACAGCCTTGTTCCAAGCCTGCTGAGCCTTTTCACTCAGCTTCGATAAGGATCCTTCCTTGCCATAAAGCTTGTCGTTGAGCTGGTTTAGGCTTTTCTGAGCATCAGCAGCAGCTTGAGCCAGCTTACCTGAAGGATCATTGATGTCGAACAGTGCCTGCTCAACATCTTCCTTAGCTTTCTGCAGCTCAGCACGCAGCCCCTCATCATCAGAGGTACCGATCTCGAATTTAAGGTTATCGAGCTTTTCTGTAAGCGTTTCTAGATTTTTTGTAGCCTGCTTCTCAGCCTCTGCAAGACGGTCCTTGCTAGCCTTAAGATCCTCCTCTAGCTTGACAGAAAAATCGTCCTTGATAGTAACAGATGCCGTATCACTGTAAGGGCTGTACACGTCAACACGGTCTACAGCGCGCATGCGGTAACGGTAGGTAGACCCCACGTCCTCTGGCTTAAACGGAAGAATAAGGGTGGTCTCACCGTGGACAATAGACCCCACAATATGCCAGTCATTAACCGTGTCGGGGGACTGCTCCACAATTACTTTCTCGGTACGAGCTGGAGCCTTCACTGCCACACCGCCTTGCAGTAAGTTGCCGCTCCAACGCACCTGTACGATAGACGCATCAGCCGTGGCAGTAATTCCATAAGGCGCTGGCAGTGGCTCATCAGGGGTCTCAGTGTGGATTTTGGTAGGCACCGACCAATAGCCCGAGACACCCTCAACCAAGGCGCGCACTTTAACCTCAGTAGGGGTGTTAACCATCAAGCCCTCGAAGGTGGCAGTGTTGTCCTCTGTAGAGATCAACTCACCTGTGGACAGCAGCACCTCGTAGGAGTCAATAGCCATGTTCTTACCGGACTGGCTGGTTGAAACTTTAGGCCATGTGACGGTAATAGTGCTTAAAGGTGTTTCTCCGTCCCAGTAGCCAGTTGAGCTAGCAGCAACCTCTACCGGAGTAGCTGGCATGCGCTCAGGCGGCATCTCCTTAGTGGAAATTCTGCCAGGGGCGTTACCATTGCTCGGGTCTGCCACACGTGCTAACGATACCAGCTCGGTTCCCAGGCCAATCTGGGATTTATCTAGGTTAATCCAGTCAATGTCTAAGCTAACTACTTTGGAGCGCACACTGCTAGGGTAGTCCTTGTCCATAATAAACACGGTATCAAACACGTCAAAGCGCTCAATCTCGTGCTGCCTGCCAGACAAGCCAGACAGTTCAAACTCGTAGGAGATGACAGGCTTAGCCCGCATAAACAGGTAGGCTTCCATAAGGCGCTTCATCTCAGCGGCCTTAATACCCTCCTTAAAGTCGTAGTAAGCTATACGAAGCTCCTTACTGTAGGAGTAATCCTCCAAGTAAGGCTTACCACCGTTAACCTTAGAGATTGTCACACCATCAGGCGACTGACCATAGATACGGGTGATGAGCCCTGTGGTATCAATACGACGGGTGGACTTAGTAACGTGCTTGTCGTAAGTAAACGTGGTACCACGGTCACGGCCGGGGTTGCTGAGCAGAAGCACTTTCTTGGCATGCTCGTCGAACACCGGCTGCAAGCCATACGTAGAGCCAATCTGGTTAATCCCGCTAAGTGCCGTGCCCTCGGAAAGCTTCCATGTGGCCTTATCCGATGCGTCTACCCTGCCAACTGTCCAAGCCGTGTCACGAAGAACATACTCCAGGCACTCCCTAATAGAGGCCCGGCTAAACTCTACTGTAGCCAGCTTGCCGCTATACAGCAGCTCGTACCAGGAGCGCTCTGCATACACCTCAATACGGGAATCACCGCTACGGGTGTTGCCAGTAAAGTCCAGAGAGCGGATACGGTACACCCTGTTACGGAACGTGATGTCCATCTCTGGGAACAGCTCGGCAGCTTTAGGGTCATTGAGATCAAGAGTCATCTCTAAGGTGGACTCGTTCTTCTCAGTGTCCTTGGTACGCATACCGATTAGGCTATTGTTAAGCATGACGCCGCCATCTGCGGTGTGTGCGATAACCGGGCTAAGTTCGTAAGGTGGCACGGCTGATTTGTCCGGAGTGACCATTATATCCTCTTTCCGTTAATGGTAACGCTGCAGGTGCTTAGGGCACCTGTAGTGCTTACTGTGGCAACGTTGTTTCCTAAGCCAGATTCAATATCCTGGTAGACGGTAAACATGTCCGCTTTATTACGATTTTTAACTCCTCCAGCTGCAGTGTAAAATTCCTGGTTGGCAAAATCCAATACAAGCTCGTCACCGGAGTATACTGGACCTTCAACTGTAGCGCGCTGAGCCGTGTCATGATTAGAATCACGTAGCGTAACGGTAACCGTTTCACGAGCTGCAACCGTACCTGTAAACGTAAACACCGGAGCAGACGGTACGTTGCCTTGCTGTCGGGTAAATGTAAACGTCTTGGTCTGACTTGTTCCGTTATTAGTGTAGGTCTCTGCCACATCTGGCTTGTACCCGTGGGGGTCTGGTGCCAGCAGCTCTAAGCGCGCTGTAAGCACGGCCTTGCCTTTACCGCCTACAGCCTGTGGCCATAGCTCAGCATCCCGCTGCCACTCCAATGACTTGTCCTGGATTACCTGGTACTGCCAGCCTTGCAGTGGGTTAAACTCCAGAGTCTGCAGTCCAGATGCAGGGTACAGTGCCCCTGTAACCTTGCTGGCTAAATCCAGGGCCTTTTGCACGCTGTCCTGCTCAATGACCAAGTTAAACAGGAACCTAGCAGGGTTAATCCCCACGTACGATAGCCTACCTCCCCAACCAACTGGTAGGTTAAGCGTGTCCACGTCGGGATTGGAGCCAGGTAGCTCTACCAAGATAGCTTGCAGGCCATCTATCTTATCTGTGTCTAGCTTATTGCCTAGTTTCAAACTCATGACAGAACTCCTTGTGCTCGTAGCTCTCGGTTGATGTCTCGGCTAAGCTGGTTGCTCAGCTCTCGGATGTCCTGGTCGTTACGGACTTCCATGCGGCTAACAGTTACCAGGGGGCCGGAGAACGTGACTCCACCTGAACCCTTTTGAGAGCCCACCGGGTAGTTGGGGTTAACCGGCTGGCTGTAAGCCGTTCCTGTGGAGAGCTGGCTACCGACTTGGGAGTAAGAGGTGCCTATTGCCACACCGCCTGCGAGGTCGAGGTCCATTCCTCGGAAAGTGCCCTCAATCTCGCGAGCAGTGCTAGCCATCTCATCCACCATACCGCTGCCAGCGCCCCGCGCCGCGTCAGTCAGGTTCCTGCTAAGCTCTCCAGCACCCTGCTCCAGTGTGGCCTTGTCGTTAAAGCCAACCATCAGGCCCTCTGCCAGGTACACGCCAACTTCATCCCGCATCAGGCGTGAAGGGGAGTGGATCCCGAAAGCTGACTTAGCCGTGTTCACCACGCCTGCTGCCATATCTGCCCAGGCCCCACTATTGGCCATGCTGTTCAGGGAATCCATGCCTGTTCTCAGACCAGAGGCGATGTTCTCCCCTACGTCGGATAGCCCGTCAGAAGCACTTTTGGCAAAACTGGAGATGCCAGCAGTTACATTTTTAATCGTTGACCCAATATGAGGTATCTGGTGGAAGAATCCACGGACATGCGAAGCCGCATTTCTAAAAAAGTTTCCTATACCAGCAGCAGCCGTTCCAAGGGCTGGACCGATTAGAGGGATCTTGGACAAGAACTTAGGGAAGCCGCTGAGCGCCTCTCCTGCCTTGGCTCCTGCGGAGTTGACCATGTTAGTCACCTTGCCGGTTATGTCGCCTAAGCTGCCACCAAACTGGTTAACTGCTCCCTGCAGGGTACCCATCATTTTAGCGCCTATAGATTGGGCATAGTCAACCATAGGAGCCAAGTGTTGCTGAACTTGCAGGGTGACCTGACTAAGGGCGTCATCCACCATGTAACGGGCGCTGTTAAGCCCGTCTGCTAGGTTGGAATTAAACGCAGCACCAGCGGCACTGAACGTACCGGCTACTGCAGGCGTACCACTAGCCACGTTATCGCCAATAGTGGTCATCATCCCGGATGAATTGCTGTCCATATCGCCGTTAAGGATACCAAACAGACGATCAAGCTCGTTGATCATGCCAGTAAACTCGTCTACGACGCCTTTAACAGCCTCAGGGTTCTTCCAGGAGTCAAGGCCCTCCTCAATTGTCTGGCGGGCACCTTCCATGCCGTCCTTTAGGGCTGGCTGCAAGTCACTAAACATGGCATACACAGAGTTCGTCACCGTGTAGGAGTTGCCGTTAATACCGTCTGCCACACCGAGCATAAGGTTGCGACCAATGGCGTCCCTAAACACCTTGGATGGGGAAGCAATACCAAACTGCTTCTTAGTATCCTTAATCAGCTGGCGAGACCATGAGTGGATTTTGTGCTGCAGTCCACTTGTAGAACGGTTAATGCCTGACCAGATTCCGTTGACCATCTCCTGCCCCATCTTAACAGAAGAACGGTACTGCTCACCAAGCTTGGCGGACTGGTTAACTACACTCTTAGCAAGGTTGTCTCCAATGTAGTTGCTGAGCTCTGCATAGCCCCAATCACCGCCGTCAAAAGCGGTCTTAATCTCCTTAGCAACCTCGTTATAGGACTCTACTGCATCCAGCAGGTTCTGTGCGTTGTCAGATCCTACAATGCCAGCAAGCTCCTCAAAACCGAAGTCTATGTCACCAAACATTCCAACTACAGACTCCACAGAACGGGTAAAGTCTCGTGTGGCCTTGTTGAACGTCTTAATCATGTCCTTGCTGACTGAAACAGCCTTGCGGTAATACCCACCAAGCTCAGCAGACAGGTTAACTATCTTGAGGGCTGCATCGTCTCCAACGTAGCTGGCAAGCTCTCCGTAACCCCAATCACCACCGTTAAAAGCGTACTTGATTTCATCCCGAACAACGCCTAAGGACTCCGCTGCATTAAGGATCTTCCTAGCTGTTCCTTCATCAAACAAGGCAGACATGTTATTGGAGTCCCAGGTGTCGCCAGAACCAGTCCAGGTAAAGGCATCCTGAAGTTCGTTAAAGGCTCCTACCAGAGTATTCTTCTCTCTGCGGATGTTAGAGCTTACACCCTTAAGACCCTTGTTAACGCGGTTCCCCACTCCCCTGAACATACTATCCAGGGCCTTGAGGGGCTGGTCAGTTGCTTGAGTAATACCTACTGCCACACCCGCCATAAGTTGTTTACCGATCTCATCACGGAACACCTTGGACGGGGAAGCAATCTTAAACATGCTCTTGGCATGGTTAATAACGCCCTTAGCCCATCCAGCAATCTGGTTCTTAAGCCAGCTGCCTGCATTAGCGATACCCTGCCAGATACCACGGACTAGGTCAGCACCAGCAGAGACCATAGCCTCCACGCCGTTACGGATAGCCCCTGATACGGTACTGAGCAGGTTACCGATAGCACCTGTTACAGCACCAAAGGCACTACGCATGCCGTTAGCAAGGTTGCTGATTAGTCCGGTACCGTGGGAGAGCATGGTTCCAAAGAACCCAACCAAGTTAGAGCCAATGTTAGACAGCAAGTTGCCAACAGCTCCCGTAACGGTTCCGAACACGCTGGACATTCCGTTACGCAGGTTGTTGATAAGACCGGAACCGCGCTCTTGCATGGATCCAAAGAAGTTGGTAATGCCTCCAATAATGGTGCTACCCAAGTTGGAGATAAAGCCTACAATGGAGCTGATAGCAGAACCAAACCCATTGGAGATGTTGTGCATAAGCTCAGCACCTTTAGCAATCAAGTTTGCTGAGAATGACGTAATGCCAGTAACAATGTAATCCCAGATACCGGAAGCAAACTCCCCGATAGCAGAGATAGCAGAGCCAAAACCATCGGATATTGAGGTACCAAGCTGCCTACCTTGTTCCGTGAATTCTTCCCACTTATCGGAGAAGAAGCCCTTGATCCCATCAATCACAGGGCTAAGCCATTCACCTATTTTAGAACCCAGCTCTCCAAGCACGCTAAACACAGACGTCAGGACATCAAGAAAGGCGTCACGCCATACAGTGCCAATCTCGTAAAGGGCATCTACAATACCCATGAAAAGCTCAGGAAGATGTCCGAGTAGAACTGGAATGGCCTGAACAATGCCTTGAGCTAGAGCCAGGATCAACTTAACGCCAGCTTCAAGAAGCAGAGGAGCGTTCTCTATCAAGGCTTCAACCATCGTTAAGATACCGTCTACTAGAACAGGTATCAAGGTTGGCAGTTGCTCAGATAGACCATTTGCTAGGGAAGTCACGAGCATGACAGCCCCCTCAATCAACTGAGGGGCCACCTCTGCAATTGTGTTGACTAGGTCACCAATCAAAGGAGCAACAGATGTGGCAAGCTGTGGAGCTGCAGAAGCAACGCCCTCCAGCAGGCCCTTGATTAGGGACACACCTGCCTGCAGCATAGGAGGTACAGCCTGCATGATGGTGTCGGTCAACCCAGACATCAGATCGCCAATTTGAGGACCCAGCTTGCTCATATTGGATCCAATGTTCTCAATAACAGGCGTTATGTTGTTGACGACGTTTTTAGCGTTGTCTAGGACGTTGCCTGCCAGCTGTGCCACATCCGCATCTCCACGGCCTAGGCCCACCAGCAGGTTGTCAAATGCAGCTTTGGTAGATCCTATTGATCCAGAGATTGTCTCGCTGGCTTCCTTAGCCGTGGTGCCCATAACGCCCATGTCATCTTGGACGGTGTGGATGGCTTCGATAATCTTGTCAAAGCTGACTTCATTAACGTTATCAGCAGTGACCTCCATAGTGTCTCCAAGGACACCGGAGTCGTTAATCAAGCGGGCCATCTCAGCCTGCGTACCACCATAACCCAGCTTTAGGTTATCAAGCATGGTGTAGTTCTGCTTGGCAAATCCTTGGTATGCGTTCTGGATGTCTGTGATATTAGAACCAAACTTGTTGGCATTGTCAGACATGTCGACCATAGCGGTGTTAGCTAGGTCAGCAGCTGCCTCAGTGTCTCCTCCGAGACCCTGCAAGAGCGCGGCTGAGAAGGACGTAACCTGGCTCATGTAGTCATTCGCGCTCATTCCAGCAGTTTGGTAGGCTTGCTCAGCATAAGCCTGCATCTTGCCAGCGGAGTCCTTAAACATGGTCTCCAAGCCGCCAATGTTCTGCTCATACTCAGCAAACCCACCAACAACAGCGGTACCCAGGGCACCGGCGCTAGCTACGGCGGCTGTTCCCAGACCTGCCAAGCCAACTGCCAGCCCCTTGAGCTTGCCAACTGCTCCAGAAGCCCCGGACCCGATACCAGACAGACCCCGCTCTACCGAGTCAGCACCGTCGAGGGATAACTTGATTCGTACGTCGTTGTCTGCCATTGTAGTATCCTATTCTGAAGTCTCTTCTGAGTATGGGATATGTTCACCAGGACCTTGCGACAGCCAGTAAACGCCCATACCGGGGTCAGAGCCGTTACCTTTATGGTAACTTTCTATGGAAGACTTGTTTTGGCGTCTCCACATCTCCTGACCCTCCGAAATAGCTCTCTGGCTTGGGCATTCAAAGGAGAATGCCACATAGTCCTCGATAGTTTCTTCTCTGTCTAGTGCGTCATTATGCAAGTGCTGGCTTAGAGGTCTTCCGCATCCAGGGCACTTGGTGTTCTGGTAGTGTTTCCACTGCGAAACAATTTCTAAGTCAACCACATCCCAGCAGGCTGACTCCCCATCATTCTCTAGATGGAGAGGTGGCCTGCCAGTCTGCAGGGACAAGTCCAGCAGGAGCGCTAGCCTTGGCCCTATTTCGTGGGGTGGATAGTAACGTTACCACCACTGTTCTGCCACGTCATAAAGGAGTTAACTAGGTTCTGAAGCAGACCAGAGCTCAAGATGCACTTGGGACTGTTGTAGCTAACCAGCTCGTGGTCATCAGACAACAGGTCCTCTGGTGTGGCCTCTGGAGAGCGGAAGATGCCAATAAAGGTGTCCTCAAGAACCCGCTCATACTGGTCGAGAGGAGACTGGTTGGCACCTTTCTTAACCAGAAGTGACCAGGTCTTAAGATCGATGCGCTTAAAGGCTAGCCACACCGTCTTGGACTCGGGCTTAAGACGTTCTACCTTAGCCCGGAGATGCTCTACGTTATCAGAAAGGAACTCCTGCTCACCGGCAACGGTCTTCAAGCTCTTAGCTTGCTTAAGCTCCAGCTTGGCATCCTCGTACTCCTGGGAGTACTTGGTTCCAAGCTCAACCTCCAGCACAAGGCGCTCTTCCTGACGGTCGTTAACAACCGCCATCAGCTCCTCGTACGAGTTAATGCCTGCCATTAGACGTTACCTCCAGAAGCTGGGGTTCCGGTAACTGCTACTGCAGTCTTGCTACGAGCCAGCACGTTAACATGGGCGTTGATACCGATAAAGGTGTTGGAAGCTTCTGCAGGATCGATGGAGGTGATAACAACCTTCCATACCCACAC